GGTAAAAGATCCCGTACTTGACGCTACTTTGGCCTTCCATTCAGTTGACTACTCAGCTGCGACCGATGGTCTCAGCTGGAAGTTTTCTAGGAAGATATTGGAGTACGTCATGTCGGGTCTTGAGTGGGATTACCAAACACTTTGCCGCCAAGTTCTTGGTCCGCATAAACTATGGTATCCGCTACCCGTAGAAGGCGGGAAGAAGAAGAAAGAGCTCAGAGGTACCCAGTCAAATGGGCAACTGATGGGTTCAATCTTAAGCTTTCCAATTCTCTGCTTAGCGAACCTCGGATTAATTCTGAGAGTCGTTGAGCCCCGTGAGGGCCATAATCTTGAACTTCTTAAGAAGATCCTGATCAATGGAGATGATGCCGTCTACGAAGGTACGGAGGCCGAATGGGTAGAGCATGCGCGACTTGGTAGGCTAGTAGGCCTTGAGATGTCGATCGGGAAGGCGTACCGACATCGTGTGTTTTTGAATATCAATTCTACTTGTTTCCATGTCAGAGGACATGATGTTAAGGAGATTGCCTTTCTCAACACAGGCCTGCTCTTCGGTCAGTCGAAAGTCATGAGCAAGGAGAGCTCTAGACAGTCAACTGCGGAAAGTCACCACGAATATGAGAACGATCTCATCCCGAATCTTAATGAGATTCTTCGTGGTTGTCTTCCGTCGAAGAAGTGTTCCATCCTGGAGTACGTTTTCAGGACCAGGAAGGCCGATATTCTCGATGAATGCTGCGCTGAGGTGCGGCTTAAAGGGAGGAAGTTCCTAATGACTCGGAACCTCTTCATTCACGAGAGTTTCGGTGGTATGGGCGTTCGTGTTCCTAAGGACACGAGATCGAACGAAGACCGTCGGAAGGGCTTACCATCTACGGGCTGGCAGTGGTCGATTAATAAAGTGCAAAAGCTTCTTGCTGTTGCGCTTGTTGGTCGATTTCACTGTCCAGTCAGTTTTGGTTTGCCTCTTCCTGGACCGGAGCTTGCAAGAATCAAACAAGAGAGGCCTGTTTGGTTCAAGATGAATGGCAAGCTTGAGTTCGATATCGAGCTCGGTGCAATACCTCCACGCTCAAAAGAGAGCGTGAAGCACCTCGAGCTCGGTTTCGTGCCGTATGTAACGAACGCCCGCCAAGCTGACGTAACGGAGAATTCCGTTGTTCATTGGGTCTCAGCGTGTAAACCGTCCAAAACGGTGTCGATCGACGATGTCTGGTATCAGTCTGCAGAGACGATATCGGATTTCGACGCTTGGCTTAATAGTTCCGTGCTAAGTCGTCCTAAAGAGCTCGAGGAACTCGAAGGTGATTTTGATCACTGGACTGCACATGGTTTATCCACACTTAAATGTGAAATTAAAGAGAGAACTAAGGCGTTTTCTGACGCCGTGGCAGAGGCTATTGACGTGACGACAAGGCTTGCGCTTCGTTGTCTTCAAAAGCGACTGTCTCTTTTCCAATGTGCTTTTCCGAGTACCGTGGGCTTCGATGCTCTAGCATTTCTTGAACAGAGATGCTTCAGCGATCATTGCAGTAGAGTGCGTCAGTACTTTGCTGCTAAGGTCGCTGTTTAGGTCGTAAATGCCGAGAGACTGCACGGATGGGGTGAGGTATTAAGTGTAACAGCCGGGTGAGTTAGGATGAGATCAAACCTTGCTCTGGGGCACTGTTGCTTCCTCTCTTCGCTGAGATGTACAGTCCAGGGTGTTGTTCCCCTGGATCCAATACATGAACAACAAAAGTGAAGCTAAATCTGCCAGAAAGGCAGCGAAGGCCGAGATTACTCGAGAACTCGATAATCAGGCCAAACGTCTGGAGGGAAAAGCTCCGGGAGAAGCCAAGGCGATCAAGAAGCTCGCAGAAACGAAGAAGACTCTTCAGATCAGCGGAAACGTTGGTCCGAAGGACTCCAAGTATCTGGCTGCCATTCTTGATCCTGTCAACGCTGGTTATGGCTCAAAGATTCCAGATGCCATTACCGTCCCGAGTTTTACCTTTCAGGCGACTACTCGACTCGCGGTCGCTCCAGTTCAGGACGCTGGTGCCTCGAACCCTTTTGGATACGTCTTAGGTGTGATCTACACCTTCGGCTGTCCAACGGCAACGGGCAATCAGTCGAATGTCTGGGTGTTGACCGCGTTCAACTCTGTTGCGAAC